AGGGTTGTTGATAGTGAATATCCAGTAGAAGCTGGCCATTTTCGCTAAGTGTTGCAACTAGGGTTGTTGTTCCAATGTTCCGTGTTCCGAAGTGGACATGGGTAATACTAGACCATGTCCACGCTCTTATACCTAATCGCGCTACGCTCCTTCGCGAGTCGCGCTTCGCGCTGACTTCCTAAACCCTAAAGCCCTAACCCCTAACCGTATTATTAGTTTACTGTATTGTTATTACAGTTACTCGTAGACGAGACGTTATATTCAGTTTACTCAACTAATTAAAAGTATGGTTCTTCGAGAGCTCAAGTGAGATCAGGAAGTACCAGATGGTGACCCCAGGATTCGAACCTGGGTCCCTTGCTTGATTCCTGAATACCGCGCTGAGAAGCACGCAAGTCAAGGGCCTCGCCTACGAGGTGCCACCGGTGGAGCTTATGCTCCAGTTTGTTTTTGTGGGTACATGTACCCGTTTTATATTTTCTTACATCAGAATGCAAGCTTTGTATGGCTCTTGCGAATCACTACATCATAGCTGGGCTGAAACCTAGTGTTAGGAGTAGTCTTGTAATCAGCAGCATTGAGTTCAAGCTGACAACAAGTGGCACGAATCATGAGAAAGATACGAGCCTTAGGATCGACATCAATCTGATTACGCTCACCAGTATCAAGATCATATGCAGTACCATCTTGTACACCACCACCAGTTTCAGTACCGTTGATATCAATAGGTGCACGACCAACCCAATCATACCTGCACTTGCGATTCATACGCATGAACAGATCCAGCTGACGCTGGTGAGGGTTAGTGGTGGTACCTGTAGAACCAGCTGGCAACTCCGTAGAATCAGTGGGCTGTATCATAACAATATTGCGCTTCAGAATCTTGAAGTAACGACCTTGTTTAAAATTGTTAACCACAAGAGGAGAAAATGCATAGGGCTGCACAAGCGAACCCAAGAAAGCATCTCTCTCCCTTGTCTGCTCAGTATTAGCACCCCAGTTACCCATACTGTAGGGAAGACCAGTAGCAGAAATAACTCCATCAATATTAGGCTGCATGAAATCCTCGTTGATCTGACAAATGTCAATCACATACTTGACTGGCAAGTTGAGGGTACCGTACAACATTAGCTTGATCTGCACCCAATCCAACAGGGAGTCTGCATGAGGAGCTGGGATATTACCAGTTGGTTGGTCAGTATGCTCAAAGTGCCACGAGGCTTCCTTACTAAGTAAAGCACCTGCTGCACCAGTGCTGGGGACATCCCCAGCAATACGACTTTCCCAAAAATAATTACCAGTCCCTGTGTCATTACTACATGCTAACACCCAGCCAACATACGGCCGAACATCATTAGTAACTGTAGAACCGTCCTGCACATTATTGGCATGACCAGTCAACGAGTACAGATGAAGTGGATAGCGTATACTGCCACTACCACTGTTCTTGATCTGAAGTACAGGAACACGACCAGCTGATGTACTATCAAATCTATTCATACATTGAAACCTAAGTATCTCTTGACTCCTAGCAATATTGATATGCTTCCAAGCCTGCTTAAGGTTATCCCTAGGCTTGCGGCCATATCGCCGACGCTTGTAACTATACGTAGCTTGATTGTTGCTCATATTAGTATCTGTCCTCCTCCTCTGGGTCTGTAAAGCTGACCAACCTTGATAAATTCTGTAAGCTGTTGCTGCTGCTGAACCTAATGAAGTTCCTCTGTATCTCTTACTCATCTAGTACCTACGAGTGCCTGGCCTGTAACTAAGACCTAGACGACGGTAGTTAGCACGCCTATAGACAGTAGTGCGGCGACGACGGGGAATAAGTACTGGACGAGACCTGAAGGGCAGACGGTACCGGCGGTAGTTGCTGTAACCGGTCCGCCTCACAATGCCACGAGAGCGAATGAAAGGCATCCTGGAAATAACATTTTGTGCACTGATGCCTACTATTTATACCTTTTACAAACCCATATGCATAACAGGTGGATCCAAATCTACCAACTGTAGACGATCTACAGACCACGCGCCCTCAGGGGCCTGCTGGTTGCTGAAAAAAATAACATGCGGTGGGTCAAACACCCTGACCCTGCTCTCATACTTGCTGCTGAAGAGCATGCCGTTCTTGAGGTGCTCAGCCATGCTGAACAGGTGCTGCATGTTGTCTGCAGCACTGCGCGAGACGTCAAACACTACTATGGGCTCGTTGTTGTATGCATAGCTCATATCCTGCACACGCCCTGACAGCATCACTGCGCCATGATTGCGAACAAGGTACTTGGCCAGCCTGCTCTTGCCCTGATTGCCAATGCTATCGACCACAAATATAATGTGCCTGTCATCTGCTGGCTGCTGCACGCGATCAATAATATCCTGCTGCCAATCGCGGGGAATGAACACCTCAGGGCGCACGACCTCCAACTCACGCTGAAGCGCCTGGAAGCCCTTGTGGTACTTGACATAGGCCTCGGGACAGTCCTCAGCCACGCGCTTGAGACCTCCCTCCTTGAGCGCGTCAACCGCTGCAGCCAAATCTGACCTGGTGCCCTGCTCACGTGCGACGAACTCACCGTGTTCCCACGGACCGTCGATGCGAGTGTCCTCCTTCATTGCATAGTCACGTGCCTGCTTCTGAGTACCGCGCCTGCGCTCCAAATGAGCCCTAACAAACTCTCCGCCTAGGGCTTTGACTGCGGATAACCGCCCTTTCTTTGCAAGCTCCAAATAGCCCTGATAGTGCTCAGTGCCATTCTCTCCAGATTCTTTCTGCCAAGCAGCGTACGTTACGCGGTCATCGAACGCTAACTGTTCGCTAGGGTTGTTGATAGTGAATATCCAGTAGAAGCTGGCCATTTTCGCTAAGTGTTGCAACTAGGGTTGTTGTTCCAATGTTCCGTGTTCCGAAGTGGACATGGGTAATACTAGACCATGTCCA